ACAACAAAATGTTCATTATTTCCGTCTGGAATACCGGAAGTAGCGCCCGAACTAAAAGGATCTGCTATACATTTAGCAAAAGAATGTCCTGATTGTTTCATAGACATGCCTCGCATACCTTTTGCTAAACTATTTTCTATTTGAGATATAGTTCTATAAGGATTAGATGTTTTAATTTTCATAGATTGTTTATTAACTTTTCTACGAATAATTCTAATTCTAGGTAATTTCTTGATTTTTCGAGAGTTCAAAATTACTAAAGGTCTCTTTTTAATAAGGCGTTTAACCATAACTATAAATTGGCATACCACCCCATGCCATTAAGGATTTCCAAAACTTCTTGAAAATCCGGATTGAAAGCCAATTCATATTCGTATTGTGCTATTAATAATATCTTTTCATTAAGAAATACATTATGATTTAAAAGATTCATAGTTTCTTTTACGATATTTACAGCATACGCTCCTCTTGGAGTATACATATGTGAGCAAAACTCAAATGAGTCATCAATACGTTTATACATTTTACAATTTAATCCTAATTGTTTATAAAGGAACTGAGCATTTTCTATAAAAGGTTCTACAGTATCATCGCCCATAGCGGCTACTTCAGTAACCTCAGGGGTTTCATCGGACATTAAAATGACTAATTTAACTGTGAAATCTCTAATATGAGAATTAGTGGAGGAAGTATTGTCGCTACCAGATAAAACAATACCTGGCGGATGTAACAACAATGTTCCATTGGACAGTTGGAAAACTGAATTTTTATAAACTTCATTGCGTTGTTCACAAAGACGTTTATACCAAGGGGCTGTGCTAGTTTGTATGCTGAGTCGGAATTCTACATCCGCATCTAACATCCAATCTTTAACATTCCAGTCCCAGCCACTAATATCTGCTTCAGCAAAATTGTGTAAACCTTGTTTATTAAAGGTTTGAAAAATGTATTTATTCATCTCAGGCGTGAATCCCATACCAGGTTTATATGATAGTTTCATCCAATTAGCTATTTCATGTTTATTTACATGGTGATTAAGAAATTTTTCAACCATCTTATCTACCAAAGAAACAGACATAATTAAACGAACTCTACCTTCTTTTATTTTATCAACC